AAAGATCAGGGCCAGTAATTTATATAGCAGGAGAGGGTTTTTCTGGACTTTCTCGCCGTCTTCGTGCATGGGAAATATACCACAAACAGAAAATCCCTCCGAAAACATTATTTATTTCTCGCGCTCCAGCTTCTTTGGGTGACCCTGAGTTCATGGTTGATGTGGCTAATTCTGTTCGCTCTGTCGCTGAAAAATATGGATCTCCTGTTTTAATCATTATTGATACATGGGCAAGAAGTCTTGTCGGTGATGAAAATTCAAGTGCTGATGTAGGGGCCGCTGTACGGGATCTTAATGACCTTCGGAGAGAATATAAGGCTTCATGCCTTGTCGTTCATCATTCAGGGCTTGGCGATGCATCCAGAGCGCGTGGATCGAGTGCCCTCAAAGGATCTTTAGATGCAGAGTATCGCGTTGAAAATAGTGATGGTATAATGACTCTTAGCAACAGTAAAATGAAAGACGGGGAGCCGCTTGAATCTCTAACCTTTTCCTTTGAAACGGTAAACTTAGGTATTGAAGACGAAGATGGAGAAGCCGTGTTTTCAAGCGTTGTAACTCCAGTTGATGCCGTAACAGAAATAAAGAATTCAGGACGCCTTATTGAAGCTATGGAAATATTAAAAAATGCAGGAGGGACAATGAATGAAAGAGAATTTAACGAAACAATGATAACAAAAGGGATGGTTCAAAAAACCGTATCACGATTAAAAAAGAAACTTATTGAACAAAAAAAGATTATAAAGAACGGTAACGAGCTTGAAATAATTAAAATAAAGCAGGAATTTCAAGATGATATTTTTTGAAAACGGACATGTCCGAATGTCCGTTTTTATCGGACATTGCCACTATAAAACGGACAGTAGACCATTAAAAACGGACATTTCAGTAAAAAAATCGGACAAACGGACATTAAAAAGCGACAATCGGACAAACGGACATGGTTCTAAAGAACCATTGTCCTGTCCGATTTCGATTGCACTTTTTTTATTCCAAATACTTTATTTTTATACCAAAAAGGAGTATCATACCGTATGACTGTAATTTGTATTCGAGCTGAAGTCTGTAAACATGCTTTAGCTTGCCAATACGGGAAACCGCATGAAAAGAACAAAGACTGTGAAATTGATTTGTGTTCGTTTGGTGGCGATGTAAAATGCACAGAGGGAAGAAATGAAAAGAAATTATGAAGAATCACGCATACAAGCCGAAATCGTAAAAGCTTTGTCCCTTCTCGGAATATATGTGCTGATGTGTCCGAATGGAGAAATTACCGATATGTCGGCCAGAAAATATCAGCGATTGGTTGCGATGGGTTTCCGTTCCGGGGCTCCTGATTTGTTTCTTTTCCGCAAGGGTGAAAACCGGTTCTATGGCATGGAGTTAAAAAAACCAGGTGGCAAGCAATCAGAAGGACAGATTACCTTTGAGGACAAATGTCAAAAGAACAACTGGCCGTATGCGGTGGTCGATTCATTGGACGCGGCAATTTTGGCTGTGAAAGGGTGGGGATTAGTAAAATGAAGAAAAGAAATAATATTGCTTCAGATAATTGGGCGACACCGAAAGATTTTTATGATGAATTAGACAAAGAATTTCACTTTGATTTTGACCCTTGCCCTTTGAATGCGGGAGAAATTACACCAGATAAAAACGGACTTTTAATTAATTGGGGAAGCTGTAATTTTGTTAATCCTCCGTATTCGAGAAAATTAAAAGAGCTTTTTGTTATACGTGCGCTTGAAATGTCTAAAATAGGGAAAAAAAGTGTTTTGCTTTTACCAGTATCAACAAGTACAAAACTTTTTCATGAAGTTATAAAACCAAACGCAACAGAAATTCGTTTCGTTCGTGGAAGAATTGCTTTTTGTGGGGTAAATACAAAAGGTGAATATACCGAAACAGGGAAACCGATGCACGACAGCATGATAGTTGTTTTCGGTAAAGGGTGGGGATTGTGCCAGTAGCAAAACAAAAAGGTAAAAAAGTTATAAAAAAAGATACACCTGAAAAAAAGATAGGAGCTCCGTCAAAATATAGACCTGAAATGTGTCAGAAAGCAGAAGAGGCTGCAAGCAGGGGTCTTATAAACGCCACCATTGCAGAGGAATTGGGTATTACCAGAGAAACTCTCAATGTTTGGATGCATGAAAAGCCGGATTTTTCTGACGCCGTAAAGAGAGGCAAGGCAATCGCTGACGACAAAGTTGAACGGACTCTTTATGAAATGGCTCTTGGTTATTCTCATACGGTGCAAAAACCTATAGTCGTTGGAACGGGAAAAGGATTTTCTGAAGTCGAGATTATCGAGTACACGGAAAAGCTACCGCCGAACATGACGGCTATAATATTTCACCTGAAGAACCGTAAGCCGAAAGAATGGAGAGACAAGCAAGAAATAGGGCTTACGGACGCGGAAGGTAACGACCGGAATTTTCAGGTTTCTTTTATTGAACCTTCTGGCACTAAAAAGAAATAAATGCCAAAAATCCAGATAAACTCCGTCTATCAACAACTTTTCCACAATGGGCGGTTAAGAAGCGACATAAGATACGCTCTTTGCTATGGAGGTCGCAGGTCGGGAAAATCACACGATGTGGTCCAGTCAGTCTGCCTTACTATCATGCAGGAGGCAAGGCATTTTGTGGTTGCTGTCCGAAAGGTAGGCGCAACGCTCAAAGATTCGGTATTCTCTGAATACTCTGATTTTTTCCGAAGGAACGGGATCGCTGTCACATTTAACAAAACCGATAAAGAGATAACGCTTCCGAACGGCTCACGTATCCGTTGCTTTGGACTGGATGACGCGGAAAAGCTGAAATCCCTCAAGGGTGCGACAATTATTCATTTTGAAGAAGCGAATGAAATAAGCGAGAATGACTTTGACTCTGTGGATGCCGGTCTGTCCCCTGCGAACTATCCCGCTCGTATCTTTATGACGTTTAACCCGATCCCACAAATCCCCGGCTCTATGCACTGGCTACAGCGTCGATTTTTACAAGTTCCGCACAACTTATCCACAGCGGTAATCGATAAGAAAACAAACGCTTTAATACTTCGCACATGGTACAAAGACAACGCCTTTTGTCCTGAAGCGACGAAAAAGGTACTGGAAGGATACAAAGAGACTAACCCGGAAAAGTACAAACTCTGGGCATTAGGTGAGTTTACCAAGATGGAAGGGTGTGTTTTTACCAAGTGGGATGTGGTTTCCTGTGTGCCAGAAGGTATCATACACGACTCTATCGGGGTTGGCCTTGACTTCGGGTTCTCTAATGATCCGTCGGCTGCGGTGCGGGTGTGGGTGCTTAACCGTGAAATGTGGGTCAAACAGCTCGTTTACAAGACGGATCTTTTTAATGACGCGCTATACGCTGAACTGAAAGAAGCAGGGGTACAGGAAAACGAGAAAGTAACCGCTGACTGTGCGAGGCCGGACATTATCGCCGATTTGTATCGCATGGGGTTGACTGGAATATCTGCGGTAAAAAAACGGGCGAACTATAAAGAGGACGTTGCATCCAGGCTACAAAGTTATCAGATTCACGTTATTGAGGGTTCAACCGATCTTATACGTGAAATATCGACCTATGCATGGGCGCGAGATAAAAACGGGAATCAACTACCGAAGTTGCAAGATGGTGATGACCATCTTCTTGACGCCATTACGATGCGGATGGCTGACTATGATGAATCAGTTTCTATTCTTGATGTTGACTGGTCTTGATTAAAATATATTTATGGTATAGAATTAAAACATGATACAAATAACGAACGAAGATAATATGGATCTAATGGCGCGGTATCCTGATAAATATTTTGAATTGGCGATAGTTGACCCGCCGTATGGGATTGGAGAAAACGGAGACCATAACAAAAGCAGAAGTAATCTTGCAATAGCAAAGGATTATAAAGCCTTTTTTGGAGGTGATACCGACATTCCAACAGAAAAATATTTTGAAGAACTTTTCCGTGTCTCAAGAAATCAAATAATATGGGGCGGAAATTACATGATAAAACATCTATATCCTACAATGGGTTGGATATTTTGGGATAAACATATGACTGGCGATTTTTCTGCAGGAGAACTTGCTTGGACTTCTTTTAATAGGGCATTAGAAAAATTAGATTATGCATGGAACGGAATGTTACAGGGAAATATGAAAAAAAAAGAATCCCGCATCCACCCCACACAAAAGCCCGTTGCGCTCTACAAATGGCTTTTATCCCGATATGCTCATGCAGGCGATAAGATCCTTGATACTCATCTCGGTAGCGGGAGTATTGCGATTGCGTGCCACGATCTCGGGTTTGATTTGACTGCGTGTGAACTGGACGCGGATTATTACAAGGCGGCAGTTGACCGTTCACGGAATCATCAGGCTCAAGCGTCTTTGTTTACCCCCGAAGTGTTACGAGTACCAGAAAAGCAAATAGACTTGTTATAATCTCTATCAGGCGTTATTATTACGCTATGACGCAAAAGAAACATACGCGCACTGCGCTTTTAAATTCTGGCACTGAATTGGTTGGCCTCTTGGCGGCTTCATCCGTTACGGGCGGGTCGAGCTTGTCAGGGTACGGAACGACAGCATTTTCAAATAATTACTCTTTAATTACACTAAACCGTATAGTTCTCACCTATTTGTATTCTGGTA